GAAGTTAAACATGGTGGAATGGTGTGGACAACATTAAACCCCAATCCTACACAGAGTGTGGATGAGTGGACTGCTGGTGCGTTTGATTGTATTGCAGACGCAATTGATACTGAAGAGATGGAAGTTTTTCATTATCATAAAGCAATCATCGACACGAATTACAAGTTGTGGCACGATACTAACAGTGAATTCTATCATGACTTCATGCATTACTTTAACAGAGTAAGTGGATTCAATGATGAGTATTTTGCTCGTAAGAATATACCATTTGATAATGGTCATGTGAATGTAAGTTCATTCACAGTTAACTACGAGGAGTACGAAGGTTTTGAGGACAGGGGTGAACTATCATTTCCTAACCTACCACCAAATCAGTGGTACATGGTTGACTTGTTCCCAGGCTTCAACTTCAACCTAAGAGGAAGTGCATATCGTTCAGATAGTGTAACACCACTTGGGCCAAATCAAGTTCTGATTGAGTTTAGAGGATATGGACTTATGAAGGATACGAAAGAAGAAAGACTCACTCGCATTAAACATCACAATTCTATATGGGGGCCGTTTGGTCGTAACCTACATGAAGATTTGATTGGTGTTGCTGGACAAGGTACAACAATGCGTGAGGGTACAGAGAAAAGAAACATTCTTCATGGTAGACACGAAAATTCTACAATTCATGATGAGGTAGGTATGAGACATTACTATGGTGCGTGGGGAAATATGTTAGGGGTACATCCAGAAAGACCGTTAGCAGCATGATAGAATATATTAAAGTAAGAATAGAACAACTAAAAGAAGATATGGGTAAGGCGTCTGACCCACACGACAAACAGTGGTACAATCGCCTTATTCAAGAATTAGATTGGGTTGCACAAATGGATGGTAAACCCAATCATAACTGCTATATGGAGAATTAAGAAATGGAAATAAAAGTAGTAACTAAATCAGACTGTCCTTTCTGTGAGATGACCAAAAAATGGTTTGACGAAAATGGATTTGAATATACCGTTGACTTGATGGATAATGAAGAAGAACGACTTGCGTTCTATCAGTCAATCAATGGTATCAGTGAAATTGTTGGCAAACCTAATGAGGTTCGTAGAGTAAATTCTGTACCACAGATTTTTATTGATGGTGAACGTATTGGTGGATATGACCATCTGATGCAATACGCAGAGACACTTTTCAAAAAAAGAGGTGGTGGAAGTCTGTTGAAATTTAGTGAAACTTACAAACCATTTTATTATCCTTGGGCCGTTGAAATTACAACAAGACATGAGAAGGTACACTGGATTGAAGACGAACTTGACTTGTCAGAGGATGTATCTGATTGGAAAAGTGGTAAGGTATCTGATGCAGAAAAAGATTACATTACCAACATTCTAAGACTGTTTACACAGGCCGATGTTGCAGTTGGACAGAACTACTATGACCAGTTGATTCCAAAATTCAAGAACAACGAAGTCAGAAATATGTTGGGTTCGTTTGCAAATAGAGAAGCAATCCACCAACGTGCGTATGCACTTCTAAACGAAACTCTTGGTCTTCCACCAGAAGAATATCATGCGTTTCTAGAATACTCAGAAATGTCAGATAAGATTGATTTCATGATGGATTCAAATACAACCACACATAGAGGTCTTGCACTTGCAATGGCGAAGTCAGTAATGAATGAAGGTATTGCTCTGTTTGCATCATTTGTGATGTTGTTGAACTTCCAAAGGTTCGGTAAGATGAAAGGTATGGGAAAGGTCGTAGAATGGTCTATTCGTGACGAATCTATCCATGTAGAGGGGATTGCAAAATTATTCCGACAGTTCTGTACAGAATATCCTAAGATAGTAGATGATGAGTTTAAAGCTGCAATCTATGAGATGGCAAGACTATCAGTAAAACTAGAAGATAAGTTTGTACAGATGACTTATAAAATGGGTGCTCCAGAGGGTCTTGAATCATCTGATGTGAAGACCTATATAAGATATATAACCGACAGAAGATTACTTCAGTTGGGATTGAAACCAAACTTTAAAGTGAAGGAGAATCCTCTACCGTGGTTGGAGTGGGTACTTAACGGTGCAGACCACACTAACTTCTTTGAGAACAGAGTAACCGAATATGAGGTTGCTGGACTAACTGGTACTTGGGATGACGCATACGAGGATGCCGCATAAATATGAGTAAAAAGATTATCTCTTGTGAGGACTGTGGTGCAGAATTTACAGTGCGACACACAATGTCAGAAAGACATTATGAAATAAAACACTGTGTTTTCTGTGGTGCAGAAATTCCAGAAGATAATGAAGATGATTTGTACGATGAAGAAGATTTTGAATAAAATCCCAGAGGGATTACAAATAATTGGACTAGGTATAATTGCAGCAATATTCCATTGGAAAAAGATTGCTTTCTATATCTTTGTGACTGCCTGTTTCTTTTTGATGTTGGCAGAAGAAGGTATTCTTGCTGCATTTGCAGTGATACCAATTGCATATGTGTTAGATAGAATAGGTAAGTTGTTTTGAAAACACAAAGTGCAAAAGCAAAAGGTAGAAGGTTGCAACAATGGGTTCGTGACCTTCTCATTGAAAAACTAAATGTCCATCCAGAGGATGTCGAATCTAGGTCGATGGGTGCTGGTGGAGAAGACTTAATTATGGCGAGGGCTGCAAGAGAAAAGTTCCCTTACTCTATTGAATGTAAAAACCAAGAAAAAGTAAACGTATGGGAGTCATATTCTCAAGCAGTCGAAAACAGTAAAGACTACGAACCTGTGGTGGTTATCAAACGCAATAACCATAAACCACTTGTTGTAGTTGATGCTGAATATTTTATAGGACTGCATGAAGTTGATATACAGACACGAAAATAGTATTTTAGATTGTAATGACCGTAGAGCAAAATTCTACGTCAATGGCAGATTGTGTTTTATGGGCGACTCCTATGTTGCAATGAAGTGGTTCATTCGACATTCAGACAATCATCCAGACGTTCTAAAGATGTTTGAGAAACAACTTGAGCAAAGAGAGAAACCAAAATTCAGTCAAAGTGAAAGAGAAAAGAAACAACTTGAACATAGAAATAAACAATTAGAAAAAGAAAAAGAAGAACCTAAAAAACAACCTGTGATGAGACGTGCTGGACGTAATGCAAATAGGTTGATACGGTAGTGCAAAAATAACATCACTGTTTTTACAAAACTGCAACAATTAGGACAGTAATACTGTTATAAATAATTGCGTAATAAACCATTACACTTTTAACCAAAAGGAAACTTGCCAAATGTGGCCTTATACCGAAGAAGAAGCGGACTATCTAAGTTTGCGAAAAAAACAAAAAAGATAACATGGGTGCATTGCACCCTTTTTTAATGCGTGGAGTAATAAAATGTTAAGAGGACTGTTGAATTTGTTCGTAAATGAAACACCATACAATGGAATTGTAACATATGTAAGAACAGAGTGGAACAATGAAACTAGGCATCTGTCAAATGACGATTGCATTAGTTTTTATAATTATTATTTAAAATCGAAAGGAAGACTAGGATGACAACTGAAGTATTGAAACAAATGAATGAAATAACTTGTGAGATATGCGATTGGACTGCAAAAATGGCATCAGTTGCTTTGTTATCTTGTATTGCATTTACTGAAAGTGCTGGTCGTGCAAGAGCGGCCTCAGCACTCTCAAGAATGGGATATTATGAAGAAGCAAAAGCTCTCATGACCGAAAAAGAAAAATTGTAATTTTCTTGACATTTCAATTTCAAAGTGGTATTGTGTCTATATAAAATAAGAGGGAAAATTACTTCCCTCTTTTATATTGGAGGCAATCATGTCTGACCAACTTTGGAGAAAGGTTAAGAAGATGGAATTAGGTAATCCAATTATCACAGCACTTGTAGGTCTTGTAGTATTTTATATCGGTTTGAAAATGTTCTCTGGTGGTATGAAGTCTATGGGTAATATGGAACACCTTGCATACTTTTTAGGCAATCCAATCTATATGTTCTTTGGTGGTATTGTTATGACGTTACTCTGGCAATCATCATCACTTTCAACAACAGCAATTATTGCACTAGTTGCTTCTGGTGCGTTACCACTTCCTGCCGCAATTGGGGCAGTTCTTGGTGCAAACATAGGAACAACAGGTACAATCTGGTTGGCAGGACTTCTGGTTTCAGATGGAATGCCGAAAGGTGATACCTTGAGAATTGCAGTTGCACATTCTGGTGCAAATCTATTCATGTCTATCATGTTACTACCTTGGGTACATCATATCGCAAGGTTTTTAGGCAAGGTAGGATAACTCTAAGGAAACCCACGATTCGCACACGATTCGCATAATTGTGGGATTTTTCCTTTTTTACCCCCCCAAAAAATCTAGTAAAATCAACCATTTAAAAAACCCCTTGACTTTGTTCTCAGAACATCGTATAGTGTATATGTAATTGAGAGAAGGAGTTAAGAAATGGCAAAAATTGATTTCATCACTGCTGAAAAAGGTGGTATCAAGATGTTCGGAAAGTGTGGTGCTGACGAACTTCCTACTGTTGTGGGTTGGGGTACTACTGCGAAACATATCGCATATGTGGTTGCAACACATGGTCTGTGTCATAACGTCTTCCACAGCAGCACAATGGACTTTGCAGACGAAGAGGGTTTTGACCACTATGAAGGTGCTTGGAAACTTTGGGAAGAAGCAATGGGTATGGCAACATTCATGAAGGGAGCAGAATAATGGGTTACTTTTATCAAGATTGGAAAGAGAAAAAGATGTTTGTTGAGAATGCAGACGGACAGTTCGTGATGAACTTTGGTGAGGCAGAGAAATCAATGATTGAGAATCTTGAAAATGCCATTATCAATATCACAGAGGGTGCCTCTGATGAAAAAAGAATGGGTGTTGGATACATGGAGTATCTTGTCGATTGCCTGAAAAGGGGTAAAGTTGAAGTGAAGTGGAATATCTCATAGGAGTATAAATGTTTAACAATGTAGGTCACCCCATCGAAGGTTTTGCGATTCTGGAATGTCATCCAGACCAAGAACCTATTACCGTTGCCACCCACCAATGTTTGGGTAATGCAGAGGAAGAGAAGATGGTTTTGAATGAGATGGCAGAAGGTACTGACTTTACCTTTGTGGTAAAAGAAACTTTCGGTTGCATGATAGAAACTACTTGACATTTGTTATAAAAACAGGTAGTATGTATATAGAAAGTGAGGAGAATATTATGGAAACATTAGATTTAAAAGTTCTTGGATACGAGAACGATGAAGACACTAACACCAACGGTACTTGTTACCAAGGCGTAATCAAAACAACCTATGCACAGTTAGTAGAGATTTTTGGTAAACCAACATACACAGAAGCAGACCCATATGAAAAGGTCAATGCAGAGTGGGTTATCGAATCAAAGGTTGTCACTAAAGATGACGATGAAGATGATTTCTTCTACAAGCCTTTCACGATTTACAACTGGAAAACTGGTTACATTCCTACTGAAGAGTATGAGTGGCATATTGGTGGTCATGATTTTGAGGCAAAGGAGATTGCAAACGCAATCTTTGAAAATCACATAAATAAATCTGAAGGATAGGATGTTATGATAACAATAACTACTGCTGTAACGATTACCATGTGTTGTACGATGTTCGCATTTTACTTTGGTCAGAACCTTGGTCGTAGGGAAAGAATTGAAGCAATTATCGACTCCATGCTTACACGGTTAGAAAAGGATGGATTCATCAGAACCAAAAAAGGTAAAGATGGTGAGACAGAATTAATTCCCATAAAAGACTTGACAAATGGGATTTAATTTTATACAATGAGTTTGACAGTCGGAATTAAGGTTGGTTGGCCCACTTTGAAAGTTCCAAATATTATGGTGTGGGGATGCAAGTTTCCGACTGTCATTTTATTATGTTGGAGATTATGAAAAAATATATTGGATTGACATCGTTGTTATTATTAAGTAGTTGTCCTAATCTGGCGCCTGCTGAGACACCATGCAATTATGAGCATCTCATAAACTCTTCCTACATTTATACAATCCAGAACACAAAAGATTTTAAGAAAGAGGTTTTCCCATATGTGGATGATACACGAAAATGTGTTATCTCTATGTGGGTTACCATTAAGGATAAGACATACCCAGCACAAGGTAGTTATGTATTTGGGCCTGATATGAGTGAAATGCAGGCGTGTGAATTTGCTGAGAAGAAAGCAAAGGAACAGGTGATACGAGAAGTGTCGCCTGTTAAATTGTCCTCCAATACTGATTTGTCTTGCATCAAAAAAGATGTGGTGACACCAGAAAAGGAAGTCGTTGTGAGTAGTGAAGTGGTTGAGGTTAGACCTGTAGGTATTGCTGATAGTTTCAAACCTATACAACAGACATATAGTTCTGACCCAACTTACTATTACTACGGTAACTATGACAGTAAACCACCAGTATCAATTGGTACGATATTGTCATTGTTGTTAGGGGGTATGTAATGTTTAAATTCATATTCGGTATTGTCGTGGGTATCATGCTCGTCACCTATTACCCAGAGATTACAACAGTCACCACGGATTGGTTTATAGATAGTGGTGTTCGTGACGAAGTAGTTGAAACTTTAGAAGGGATGAAGTAATGAAAAATGTGATAATGATTGGTGCAATGGTGTCTTTACTTGCTGCCTGTTCTAGTAACAAGGTTGCGATTATGGATGAAGCACCACCATACTCTGGTGTTGATAAGAAGGTCTACGATTACAAGACTAAACTTGCAAATCAACAGGTAGAAAAAATGCCTGAGTGGTATACTAAAATACCAGAGGATGAGGAATCAATTTTTGCAGTTGGTACTGCTGTATCACCAGACCTACAGTTGTCTAATGATATTGCAATCTTACTTGCAAAGAGAACACTTGCTGACCGTATCAACGGTGAGTTGCGTTCTCAAACAAAGTCGTTTATGTCAAAGATTGGCACAGACGCAAACAGTTCAGTCTTGAATGAGATTGAGACAGTGACTTCAAATCTAATTGCAGATGTAGATGTTGCTGGTTACAGGGTGAAGGAGTCTGAAGTTGTAGTCAACGGTACAGAGTATCGTATGTATGTGTTACTTGAGTATTCAAGTGCAGAGGCAACTAAGATTTTGATGAACCGTTTAAAACGTGAGAAGCAGTTGCTGTCTAAGATTTCTGCATTGAATGCTTTCAAAGAACTTGATAACAAGGTCAATGAAAAGAATGAAAGTGAACAGAAAGAACTGGAAGCAATTGTGGACACAATTACAACAGAGGGATAAATGGAAGTACGAGTTAGAAAAGGTCGTGATGGGAAACCAGACGTTAACGGTGCTATTCGTGTTCTCAAAAAGAAACTGATGCGTGAAGGATTCTTTCAAGAATTAAGAAGGAGAGAATCTTTCATGTCAAAGGGTGAGAAAGAACGTAAGGCACGTGCGGCTGGTAAAAGACGTTGGAAACGTAAACAAGAAAAATTACAGGCAGAGAGAGGTTACTAAAATGCCAAGACGTAAGATGACACCAGAACAGAAAGAGGCCGCAGCAGAACGGTTGCGTATTGCAAGAGAAAAAAGGTTGCGTGAAAACCCACCTAAGTATTCTAATATACACCCATCTGTTTTGGCGTTAGAAGATGAACATCCATTTTCAAGAGTGAGTGTCATGAAGTATATCAAGACCCAGAAGGAACAACTGCCTTCATATAGGTCTGCAATACGTCAGAAGGTAAAGGGTGCGATTGCTAATGAGGCGTCTTGCAAGGCATACATCCGTCATTGCGAAACGTACTTGAGAAATGGTGATTGGATAGATGACCGTTACGGTGAACACATGGAGAAAAAAGTAAAGTGGGTAACGATAGTTCCTGCTGGAAAAAAGGTGGAAGATGACGGATGAAGATACACAGACAAACGTGGTGCAATTCCCAAGGAAGTATGTGGGAGTAGCACCAAAGGTTACAAACTTTGATGTAATGAAACTTAATAAAGAGTTGCAGTTTGCAGATGAGTTGACGGATGGTATTATGGTTTCAATGATTCACAACATGGATGAAAACGATATTGAAATCACGGATGGTAGTTTTATACAGGACATTGCATTTTTGTCAGAAGCAGTAAAAGCAGCAATTTATAGAGATAGAGGGTTTACTCATCCTTTTCAAAATTTGATAGAATTAATTTCAAATGTCTCATACGATGAAGAGACAAAAAAACACCATGTGGGTATGGACATGGAACTGATAAGAGAATTATCGGAAGACTTTACAGAGGATGATGGGCCTGAAAAGGCATAGGTGAATAAAATGATTTTAGTAGATATGAATCAAGTGACGTTATCTAATCTGATGATACAGATTGGTAGGAATGAAGAGGTTGACCCAGATATGGTTCGGCACATGGTTCTTAACTCATTAAGAGGATATCGTAATAGGTTCTCTGAAGAATACGGAGAACTGGTATTATGTTATGATAACAAAGGTAATTGGAGAAGAGACTACTTTCCCAATTATAAACACGGTAGACGTAAAGACCGAAAGGCATCTAAATTAGATTGGGGTTCGATATTTGATACCTTGCATCTAATCAAAACAGAATTACAAGAAAACTTTCCCTACAAAGTACTAGAGGTAGAAGATGCAGAGGCGGATGATATTATTGCGTCTGTTGTTTCCTATGTTGCACAAGCACCATCTCACTATGAGAAGGTGTTGATTGTATCTGGTGATAAAGACTTCATTCAGTTGCAGAAACATAATTTTGTAACACAGTACAGTCCAACACTTAAAAAGTTTGTAAACGGCATTGACCCAAATGTTTATATCAAAGAACATATTCTAAAGGGTGACCGTAGTGATGGAGTACCAAACTTTTTATCACCAGACAATTGCTTTGTAGATGATATGCGTCAACGTCCTATTTCAAAAAAGAAACTTGCAACATGGATTGATTTAGACCCAGAGGATTTCTGTAACGAAGAGATGTTACGAAACTATCAACGAAACAGAAAATTAATAGATTTGGAGTATGCACCAGCTGGTATTACAGACCGATGTATACAAGCATATCTAAATAGTACTGTTAAAAACAGAAGTGGTTTATTAAACTACTTCATTAAACACAGACTGAAAAACCATATGGAAAATATTGGAGACTTTTAAAATGGTAGTGAATACATATACACCTCTTATTCATGAGGTGCTGAAAAAAGTTCATAATGCAAAGACTAAGGATAAGAAGGTTAGTATTCTTAGAGAGAATAATAGTGACGCATTAAGAATGATTATTAAGGGTTCTTTTGACCCAAACATTAAGTGGATTTTACCAGCTGGTAATGTCCCTTACAATAAGAATGAAGCCCCAGATGGAACTGAACATACTTTACTCTTTCAAGAGGCAAAGAAGTTGTATAGATTCATCAAAGGTGGTGACAACCAGACACCGCAGTGGAAGAAGGAGCAAATGTTCGTCCAGATGCTAGAAGGTCTGTCTCAAGGTGAGGCAGAAGTGGTGTGTGCCGCAAAGGATAAAAAACTACATCAAGTCTACAAAGGACTTTCGGCGGCTGTTGTCAAAGAAGCATTTGGATGGAACGATAATTTTGTAGACCCAAATAAGTAAAACTTCTTGACAATTCAGTACTTATGAAGTACTATGATTAAAGACTTGGTAATGAGGTTGTTATGAAACTGGAACACGCTCCTCTCTCTCACTTTAAAAGTGTTCAGATTCGCAAGTGATTCGCTAATGTCTTTGGGGGGAACTTAGATTCCCCCCATTTTTTTCTTTAAAATCAACCATTTAAAAAACCCCTTGACATTGTTCTAAAAACATAGTAGCTTAATATTGTAATGATGAGAAAGAGGTTCAATATGAATTTAGTTGCTGCAGAGGGTGGAAACAAGACCCAGAGAGCCATTGCCGAAAAAGTAGTGGATTTCATGATTGGTCAGTTGTTACCACGACATCGCACACTGGATATTGAAATCCAGTTAAAGAATTTGAATCATGAGAATGCGGTTGGTTATTGTATGATGGAAGAAAACAATCGACAGTTTACTATCGAAGTTGACCGCAAACTTGGCATCAAAGAATTGGTTACTACAATTTGTCATGAGATGATTCATGTCAAACAGTATGCCAGAAAAGAGATGGACGATTGGAGTGGTAACGGTCTTGCTCGTTGGAAAGGTAAAACTTTCAATGCAGAGAAAACTGATTACTACAACCTTCCTTGGGAGAAGGAAGCCTATCGTCTTCAAGACAAATATGCAAACCTAGTATGGAATGAGGAGATTATATAATGACACAGGTAGCAGTTATTCACACAGCATTTGAGGATGCACCATCCACAGTTGCTTTCGTAGATGTACCAGAGGGTACGTTAATTGAGAAACTTGAGTATGCGTATCGTTGGACGCAGAACATCATGGACAGTTGGTCATTAAAGATGCCACAGGATGGTAACGATGCAGTTACCGTTTTGGGTGATATCTCTAGTGGTCGAGGTTTGCGGTCTACCTCAATGGGTGACCAAATGTTAGTTGGTAACAAAAAGTATGTTGTTGCTATGGTGGGATTTGAAACTTTAGAAGGAGAGGCAGTATAATGTCAGTTCGTAAATCTAATGGAGAATTTGTGATAGACCTTGATGGGGAAAAGGGTAATGCCTTTTTCCTTTTGGGTACTGCACAGTTGTTATCAAAACAAATGGGTTTTGGTGATGAAGTGACTGAGAAAATGCAGTCTGGTGATTACATCAATCTAATCCAGACGATGAATAAGTATTTTCCATTCATCATATTTGAGACAAACAATGATGAATACTTGGAGGCACTGAATGCTTAAAGAACTTGTTTTAGGAACAATGATGTCGATGACCCCTATTGCAAATGCAGATACGGTGCCGACAAAACAACAATTCATGATTGATGAAGCACATTGTCTTGCAATGAATGTATATCATGAAGCACGCAATCAACCACTTGCTGGTCAAATGGCAGTTATTTCGGTTACGGTGAATCGTGTTAATGATAGTCGTTTTCCAAATACTATTTGTGGGGTGGTTCATGAAGGCCCACACCGTCCTAGTTGGAAAGACCAAGAAGTTATGATACCAGTTCGTCATCGTTGTCAATTTAGTTGGTATTGTGATGGTAAAAGTGACCGCATTTATGACATGGAAACCTTTACTATAATTTATGACTTGACTTCTGGTGTTGTTGATGGTAGTATGAAAATTACAGATATTACAGAAGGTGCAACACACTATCATGCTGATTATGTAGAACCAGCATGGGCAAAGATGAAAACTAAAACGATAGAGATTGAAGACCATATCTTTTATCGGTGGGAGAAGTGAAAATGTTAAATAGAGAAATGCTACAATATGTTGACGATGAACAAGACTTTGATGGTCATTGGGATAATTCTGGTAAAGCCGAAGATGGTTGGAAACTATGGAATTGCAATAAAGAAGAAATAGATTATTGGGTTTGCAATGATGCTGATGATAAAACTATGGATTACACCAATAAAGGTGGTAAGTATTGGTTCAAAGAAATAAAATGTGGTCATAGTAGTAACTTAATGTCTCACTGTAACAGGCGTGATGGTGGTAATGGATGCACTAACCCTAGACCAGATGGCACTAGACACCCAGACAGATTGCAACTTGGTGAACTGAACTTTTTGGGTAGAGATGAAAATGGAAAGGTTGTTGTGGGCGAACATCCTAGACTTAACTTTGCAAATCGCAACCCAGCCTTTGTTGCAATACAAATTGCTCAAGCTGTTGTTGCAAAACAAAATAGAAATCTTATTAACACAAGTTATGGGCAAAAGGCTAATGTTAAACCAGAATTCTATGAAAAGGTAAGTGAACTTGTTGGTGAAATGCCTGTGCAAAAAGCATCAGAATATGTTGGAGATTACAAATAATGAACATATTCTATCTAAACTATGACCCAAAAATTTGTGCTCAAATGCACAATGATAGTCACTGTATCAAGATGATTATTGAGTATGCTCAGTTGATGTCAACTGCACATCGTTATCTTGACGGTGAACAGTATTATGGTAAAACTGCGAATGGTCGCAAGATTGCACGATGGAAACTGAACAGTGACCTTGAACATATTCTGTACAAGGCATCTCATGTTAACCATCCTAGTGGCATTTGGGTTCGACACTCAATCTCAAACTACAAGTGGTTGTATGAGATGTGGACTGAACTCAACAATGAGTTCATGTATCGTTACAATAAAAACGTACCTCATGAAAGTTATCGTAAACTAAATGAGGCATTGAAAGAACCACCACGCAATATGTATGAGTTAGGATTTTGTGAACCGTATCAAGCAATGTTCGATGATGTAAAAAACAAACACAGTTCACTTATGGCATATCACGACTACTATATAAAGTATAAACAACACTTGGCGAAGTGGACTAAAAGAGGAATGCCATATTGGTATGAGCATGCTACAATACAATGAATCGTAATGACCCAGAACCAGAAAGGTACTACGATTGGATGCTTTGGAAACTTAGACAAGAGGAACACCAAGTGAAAGAAATAACTAAAGAAGAAATGTATAAGTTAGAAATTGCAGATATGCAAAAAACAATTCATACTTTACAAATGAGGGTGAAAGAATTAAACGATGCCGTATTACAACTTCAAGAACAAAGAGACAGGTGAAGAATTTGAAGAGTTCTTTACTATGTCTGGTAGAGAAGAGTTCTTAAAAGATAATCCACATATTCAACAGACACCATCAATGTTTGGTATTGCTGGTGGAACTGGTGACCGCATTAAGAATGATTCTGGATGGAAAGAAAATCTATCACGGATTTCAGAAGCACATCCACGTTCTAATCTTGCAGAACGATACGGCAAGAAATCAGTTAAACAATCCAAGACAGAACAGGTCTTGAAGAAACACAAGGTTATATAGATAAAATCTATTATGATAGTGGTATAAATAGAACTGTGCTGGTGAGATACCACAGCACCCTCGTAATGAGTCTGGAAGCTGTGTGGTCAATCCACCATTGCACAGGGGCAATGGTAAACCCATTGCTCCACCTTAACAGTGAGAAAAGAATATGGCAAAGAAAAAAGATGTGACAGTTGAGAGTATGGTAAAGGTAAAACCAATTACCGACAATCAAAAACTCGTATTCAACGAGTATAAAAAAGGACAGAATTTATTTTTACATGGTGCTGCTGGTACAGGTAAAACCTTTGTATCATTGTATCTTGGACTGCAAGAAGTACTAGATACGTCATCACCATACGAGTGTGTATACCTTGTAAGGAGTGCAGTTCCCACTAGGGAAATTGGATTCTTGCCAGGCGATGAAGAAGATAAAACTGCATTGTTCCAAGTGCCATACCAGAATATGGTACAGTTTATGTTTGAGCAAGCATCCGATAGTGCGTTTAGTATGTTGTATGACAGACTAAAGGTGCAGGGCAGTGTTATGTTCCTCACCACCTCTTTTCTAAGAGGTATCACATTAGATAATGCAATCATCATAGTCGATGAATGTCAGAATCTAAACTTCCATGAATTAGATACTATCATGACTCGTGTAGGACAAGATAGTAAGATTATATTCTCTGGTGATTACTTCCAGACTGATTTGCAGAAGAACGGTGAGAAAGAAGGACTTGGTGCTTTTATGAGTATTGTTGATGCAATGGAAGAATTCTCTGTTGTTGAATTTACTATTGGTGATATCGTGCGTTCTGGTTTAGTACGCAGTTATCTTATCAATAAAATTAAACAGGGAGTTGAATTGTAATGGCAAAGATGTTTAGTAGTGCAGTGCATGAAAAGACTTATAAAGGTACATCGCAAGGCAGAAAACCAATTACGTCTACGATGAATAAGAACAAACGTAGGTCGTTTAAAAAATATAGAGGACAAGGTAAATGAGTAACTTTGACGAATGTTTGAAAATTATCTTACATCATGAGGGTGGATATGTGAATCACCCAAAAGACCCAGGCGGTGAGACAAACTTGGGTGTGACTAAAAGAGTTTATGAAGAATGGGGTGGAACAAAAGACATGAGAGATTTGACTGTCGAAGATGTTGCACCTATTTACAAAAAGAACTATTGGGATAGAGTAAAGGCAGACGAAATTCCAGAAGGGTTAGACCTTTGTGTTTTTGACTGGGCCGTTAATTCTGGTACAGGTCGTGCCGCAAAGAAACTGCAAGGTATGATTGGTACTACAGTCGATGGTGGTATTGGGCCAAACACATTGAGAACACTAAAATTGTATTGTGAGACTGAAGGTGTTGAAGCTGCAATCTCGACATATACTGATATCCGACAAGAGTTTTATGAAAGTCTATCTACGTTTGATACTTTTGGTAAGGGTTGGACTAGAAGGAATAAAGAGACAGAAACAGAAGCATTCAAGATGTCAGGAATATATCTACCTTCTTGACAAACCACTGTTGATTTGATATAATAATGTAAATTTATGTGAAGGATAAAGAATGTTTACACACAAGGCTATTGAGATTCCAGAACTGGAAACAAAAACAGTAGAACGTAAAAGATTCTACTTAACACCAGAGGGAAAAATGTATCCCTCTATTACTACCGTTTTGCAAAAGAATAAGATGAAAGGTCTTATGGAATGGCGCAAAAGGGTTGGTGATGATGTTGCAAATTATATTGCAAGGACTGCTGCACAACGTGGTACTAAAGTTCACCATATGTGTGAAGACCTTATCAATAACAAAGAGGTGAAACGAGAACCATTTCTTGCTGCAGCTCTTTTTAGTCAGATTGAAAAGGTCATTAAAGAAAAAGTGGATAATGTCTATGCACAAGAGTGTGGACTGTATTCAGACAAGTACATGGTTGCTGGTAGAGTAGATTGCATCGCAGAGTATGCTGGAGTCTTATCTATCATTGACTTCAAGACCTCTCGTTCAGAACGTAATGACGATTGGAACGAGAGTTATTACATACAAGCATCAGCATATGCAGAGATGTTTGAAGAACGTACAGGAATACCTATCCAACAGATAGTGATTCTTGTAGTAACAGAGGATGGAGTTGTTCAAGAATTTATCAAAGAAAAGACTGATTATTTGCCTAAGTTGATAAATGCGGTGGACGATTTCACTACAGATTGGGAGAAAGAAAATGAAAAACTTGATGAAAGTCCTGCCGTTATTGGGGCTCCTGTGTAGTGGAGTTGCATTAGCACAGGAAACGCAAGAAGAAAAAGAAGAAAAGGGTGAATGGTACTGGGCTGCTAAACCAGTATCTTGCACTGGTGGTGATAAAGTTATAGAGTTAATGCAAGAACATAATGAAAATCCTACTATTTGGATGGAAGGTCTTGTTGGTAATCCTAATGGAACATTAACTGAATCAAAGTTTGTAATCGCAGTAAATCCAGAAAGCAATCCACCAACATGGACACTGATAGAGTTTACTAATGGTGGAGTACAAGGTTGTATACTTGGTCACGGAGAAGGAAGTATCAACATAGGACAAGTTAAAATGCAGAGGGGGGTTGGAACGTAATGCAAACGATATGGCACATATTATTGACAGTGTGTCTTGGAAGTACCTGTGCAGAACAGGATGTCCAGTGGTTTGACGAAGAACAACAATGTAAAGAAATGCTATCTGCATATATAAGTATACCGCCCGATGGTGATTGGGATACGGTAGAGTATGTCTGTAAACCAGTGGGAAGTAGGAGTACATAATGCACGAATATAAATGTAAAATAGATAGAGTAGTCGATGGGGATACAGTTGATGTAGACATTGACTTAGGATTCGGTATATGGTTACGCAAACAACGTATTAGAATGTATGGTATTGATACACCAGAATCACGAACATCTGACCCAATAGAAAAAGTGTATGGAAAAGCAGCAACTGCATATCTAGTCAAGTGGACAACTGGTGGTGGACTTACTCTTAAAACACACAAAGATGGCAAAGGTAAATATGGACGCATACTTGGTGAACTTTGGTGTGGTGAAGTAAACATCAATGAGAAGATGATTGAAGAACATCATGCAGTAAGATATATGGGTCAATCAAAAGAAGATATTGCAGAGGAACATATTGCAAATCGTGAGATACTAAGATTGCATCTTGTAGAAAGTTTTGAATAATGTTAATTAAAGCTTTTCTTCTGATTGGATTATGTTTTGTTCCAGCAATTGCAATGTTTATTTTGTGGAATATAGAAAAACCCCTTGACAATGAAGATACCCCTGTGGTATAAATATAGTACAATTTGATGATACAAATCAAATACTGGACAGGACGAGGGTGCGATTCCCTCCACCTCCACCATAATTAAACCTCGACTGAGGGGGTGAATTAGGTTCGACTGACAGGGATAGAGGCGAGTAGAATTGTCGGTTGACTGCGTAATAGGTCAAACTTGTAAATGCAAACGATAACTTTGCATCTGTAGATTACGCTCTCGCAGCATAATCGTACTGAGTTTCGGTGGTGTACTTGGAAACAGAAACACCACCACTTAATTTTTAAGAGGTATTTAATATGAGAGAATTTGTTTACGATAGTTGGAATGGTATCATGGATGCCGAAAGGAATCCACTAAGACACATACCAGATACCAATGTAAGACACATGGTACTACAAGTGCTTGCATGGATGTGGTGTATTGTATTTTCAATGTGGGTTGGTAGTTTCTGGATTATGGGTGTAAGTATGATTGCCCATGCAATAGTGCTTGCCGCAATTGTGGTTACGGTTGCAACTTTTGAAACTGCAAGATTACGTCCTACATTCTTTACAGATTTTCCAACATCTACACCAAGTCGTGCAAGAGATATGTGGATGGATGGAAAGAGAATTAAATTAGACCCACAAGATAAAGGCGGTGAACATGAGTAAGATTAAACTGCCCGTGTAGACCAAAGGTTAGTCTGCATAACAACAAAGGAGAAAGGTGGATTAGTCACCACCTCGCAACAGTTAACGTATATGACTGCTCTGCTAAATTTAGATAGGGGGTGACTCCCTCTATCGTTTATAGGATTGAATATGGAAAAGTTGATGACCCCTAAAAAGTTTTCTATGCAAGTAGAAACAATCGTACAAGAGTGTGGATGTTCACACATGGAAGCAGTATTAGACTACTGTGCAAAGAACCAGATTGAACCAGACACTATCAAACCCCTAATCACAAAATCACTAAAAGAGAAGATTGAGTGCAACGCAAGAGACTTGAACTTCTTACCTAAAGTAGCACAGTTACCTATCTAATGGAAGCTTATGACGCATACAAAATATATCATGCGTTAAAGTTACATTTCACCAGTAACTACGATTACACAAAATACAACGGTAAGGCAAACGCAAGTGTAGACTCGTTCTTAAAACGTAATGATAGACCATTCTTTGGAAAGGTTGCCCGAAAGTATAAGGATGACACCAAAGACTTTTTTATATCGAACTTTATTGTCAATCCCAAAGGTTGGGTTGGCAACTTCAATGAAGAAAATTATCTCAACTGGAAGAAAAGGAATCAATCACTCAAATACAACTACAAGTCAGAACTGGTTGAATTATTTCACAAGGTTGAATCTTTCGATGAAATATTTCAAGGCAGTGGTCAACATCCCTTGTTATTAAAACAACTCATGTCTAAAAGAATATCGTTAGAGACAGTATCAATACTGGAAAACATTTTAGGATTTTGTCGTGGGTTTGATAAAGAGATAGAAGAAACCATAGTCTGGCCTGACAGAAAACAACTGATAAAAAATTACAGTAATCTCTTGACAATTGATGTTAACGAGTATAGAATGATAACAATGAACTTAACAAAGGAGCATTTTGATGTCTGAAGTTACGGTACACCTTGACGGTGACCCTGTGGTAAAGGAAAGGGATTTCTATCGTGCAAAGTTAAAAGAAGCAACTGCACGAATTCGTACTCTTGAGTATGACCTTTCGGAACTCCAAAAGAGAGATAAAGAACTCTCTGAAAGAGTGAAGTTTATGGCTTCCAATCCACCTCGTAGACCAAGGAGTCGTTATGCACGACACTAGGTCTTATAAAATATTCCAAGGCGGTTATGTCATCCCATCAAAGGATGACAGACCTGCCGACTATGTTAAATCAAAACCACCTGTCTTTCACTGTCAAGTTTTTAATGGTAAGAAGACAATTGCGTTTTATACCAGAAAAACTTATGCAGAAGCAAAGGTGGAAGGGGAGAACTCTATTGGACGTTGAACTAGTAGACCACATGGGTGATGACCTTACAGTAGTAAATGCTGCAAGGGTATCATTTGGTAAGAAGAAAGAAGTCTTTGATTTGGGGGATAAGAAACTAATTAGGTTTCTTGCAAAACATGACCACTGGAGTCCTTTTGGTCATTGCAGTATGCAGTTTCATATCAAGGCGCCTATCTTTGTCGCAAGACAACTGGTCAAACACCAAGTAGGATTAGTATGGAATGAGATATCTAGACGATATGTCGATGATGAACCAGAGTTCTATATTCCTACAGAGTGGAGACTAAGAGCAGACGATAAGAAACAAGGTAGTAGTGAGGAAACAATCGAATACAACATTGACGGTACAATGCAATTTGTAAAAACAACATATGATAATCTGTTGAAAGCAAATGTTGCACCAGAGATGGCAAGAATGGTTCTTCCTCAAAATTTATACACAGAATGGTACTGGTCTGGTACACTGATGGCATTTGCAAGGGTATGTAATTTACGTTGTGCAAAAGACACGCAGTTAGAGACACAGAACATTGCAAATCAGATTGATAATTATGGACACAGCTTATATCCAGCATCCTGGCCTGAACTCAGAAATATTGATTCAGAGTAGAATAACATTTGATAATGCTTTTTGTTTTGGTAACG